TACTATCTGCGCCAGCCCTTAGGAAACGAGGTCGAAGGCAAGAGTCAAGTCGTAACGGGTGAAGTCGCTGAAGCTATTGACGGTGCTTTGCCTGCGCTGATGCGGATTTTCACTGGCTCTGATGAGATCGTCGTAGCTGACCCGACTGGCCCAGGCGATGAAGCTGGTGCGAAACAGGCTACTGATTACCTGAATTACATTTTCCTGAAAGACAACCCCGGCGTGATGATTCTCCGGGATTGGTTCTTTGATTCTTTGCTGCAAAAGAACGGCATTGTTAAGGCATATTGGGAAGACAAGGAAGACGTTACGAAAGAGCGTTATCAGGGCCTGACTGACGACGAACTTGCGATGATGCTCCAGGACAAGGACATTGAAGTCGTTGAACAGGAAACAAACTCTTTCCCTGCTGTTGATCCTGTGATGGCCGAAACCATCATGGCCGCTGGTGGCGAGGTTCCTACCTATAACCTCAATGACGTTGTTGTCCAGCGCCGTAAGAAATCTGGAAAGGTGACGATTGTTAACGTTCCTCCAGAAGAATTCTTAATCTCTAAGAGTGGCGCGGCAATCCGTGGCCCTCGTGCTGCTCCGTTCGTGGCGCATCGTCGCCAGATGACTCGTAGTGATTTGATCGCTATGGGTTTTGACAAGGATCAGATTGATTCTTTGCCAACTGGTGATGCGCTGGCTTACACCCCTGAGCGTGTGGTGCGTTACTCACGTGGCGAACAGCCTTACGACACTCAATCTGAGGAATTCGCACTTCAGGAAATTGAGGTCTTTGAGTGCTATATCCTGCACGATGAGAACGATGACGGCATTGCCGAACTGCGTCAGGTTTTCTACGCAGGCAATGAAATCCTGATGAAGGATGATGGCAAGGAAGCCAACGAAGAGTGTGATTACGTGCCCTTCTACTCGATCTGCCCAATTCCAATTCCCCACAAGTTCTTTGGTAACTCTCTGGCAGACCGTACAGTTGACCTGCAACTGATTAAAACCACCGTTACCCGTCAGATGCTGGATAACCTGTATCTGACCAACGATGCTCGTACTTGGGCTGTAGAGGGGCAGGTTAACCTTGATGACCTGCTAACATCTACTGCTGGTGGCGTGATTCGCGTTAAATCTCCCACGGCTTTGGGGCAACTGGCCGTGCAGAATATGTCTGGTCAGTCTTTCCCGATGCTTCAGTATCTTGATACTGTGCAGGCAAAGCGTACTGGCGTGACAGAAATGTCTCAAGGCCTTGACGCAAACGTCCTTCAAAATGTGACCGCCGCTGCTGTTGCTTCTATGCAACAAGCTGGCGCAGGAAAGATTGAACTGATTGCCCGTCTGTTTGCTGAAGGTGGGGTAAAGGAACTGTTTGAAGGCATCCTACACCTGGTCACAAAGTACCAAAACAAAGAACGCATCATCCGTCTGCGCGGTCAGTATGTGACTGTTGACCCTCGTACTTGGGCCAATAAATATGACCTGACGATCAACGTTGGTCTGGGTAACGGCAACAGAGACCAGCAAATGGCAATGCTCCAGATGGTGTTGGCTAAACAAGAGCAAATGCTTGGTCAGTTTGGCCCTGCCAATCCAATGGTTTCTCTTGGCCAATATCGCGCTACTCTTGGTCGATTCATTGAGGCTGCTGGCTTCAAGGATTCCGCTGAGTTCTTCAAGCCGATTACGCCTGAGCAGGATCAAGCCTTGCAAAACCCGCCTCCGCAACAGCCGCAGATGCCTCCTGAAGTGCAGGCACTGATGGCAAAGACGCAAGCCGACATTCAGGCGCAACAAGCCAAGTTCCAAGCAGAAATGCAACTGGCCCGTGAAAAGGCGGCGCTTGAACTCCAGTTAATGCGAGAAAAAGAGCAAGCCAAGATCATGCTTGAACAAGAAAAATTCCGAGCACAAATGGCACTCAAGCAAGAGGAATTCCAAGCCGAAGCCCAACTTAAAGCAATGAAGGTTGGTGCTGGTATCACTGGATCTGTTGAGATCCCTGGTTAATCAGGAGAAAAAAATGCCATCAGGGCAGCCACCAGTAGCGTTAATGAAGTTAAGGGAACTTGTAAAAATCCCTGGAATGACTGAGAAATTAAGAACAGAAAATAAAGATATTATCTCTCAAGGATATTCTGCTATATGGCAAACACCTCCTGGAGTTGCTGATGGACAAAATAGCAAAATCATCTATGGATACAAAAAAACAGACGATACTGGAACTGTAACCATATTAAATGCCGCTGGAGATATTGTAAAAAAAGAGCTTCCTAATAAAACATCTTTGGTGTATTTTGCAGACAAGGCAGGCCCAACAGGCCAGTCAATGAATTTTGATCCGACTGCAAAAACGGAAAACAATTATGTTAGATCGGCAACTTCACCAGAGCAAAGCACAAAATATGAGTTTTATCCATCCGGAAAAGTAAGTTATGCGTGGAACTACGGTTCTGGAGCGGGTGCTAGATTTGACGAATCTGGAAACGTAACTAACTCATGGAATAGTAAAGAAGACGATAGTTTTTTATCCAGCATTGCTCCAATAGCTGCAATCGGTCTTAGCCTATTGGCTCCAGGTGTTGGAACTGCAATTGGATCTGCCCTTGGCGCATCTGGAGTTGCAGCTACTGCACTTGGTAACGCTGTCATTGGTGGAACTCTTGCAGAGGCATCTGGTGGTGATTTTGTTCAAGGCGCATTGCAGGGTGCTGGCGGTGCTTTGCTTGGCTCTGCAACCGCTCCAATTACATCAGCTGTTTCTGAGGCTGTTGGTTCTCAGGCGCTTGGTCAAGCATTGACGAGCGGCGCATTGGCAGAGGCGCAAGGCGGAGACTTCTTGCAGGGCGCTATTGCTGGTGGTATCTCTGGATTGGCTAATGAAGCCAAGTTGGCCGCAGCAGAAGAGTATCTAAAGAGTCAGCCAGCAGAATATACTTACGAGTCAGATCTACCAACGCTGAATGTAAACCCTGGCGATACGATTGGAATTGTTGAGCAGCCATTCATCCCGGATACAAGTTTCACTCCTGACTATTCTTTGTCAACTGGCCCGTCTGTAGTTCCAGATATGGGCGCTCAAGGAATTAAGGTTCCAACGATCAATGAAGTTATTGACGTAGTTAACAAGCCCATTGATTATTCATTGCCAATCCCTGATTCTGGGCTTGGTTTGGTAATCCCTGCAATTCCAAATCTTGATGCAATGGGCGGAGGTCAAGGAATTACTGTTCCTGTTACTGGTGGCACTCTCACTGAGGCTGGAGTTATTCCTGAAAGCTATGTTCCAGTATTGGGCGATCCAGAATCATTTATCAATCAGCCTGCTCCTGATTCTGGCGTAACGATTTCTGAGCCAACAGAAAAGCCAATGACTCAGCAAGAGTTGGAATCAGAGCTTGCAAAAACGGATCTTGCAAAAACTGCGGCAAATCTTGCGGCAGGTGCTTTGACTGCTGGCGCTGTTGTAAATGCAATTAGCGGTGGGCAGGATACGCAAACTGGATTCCCAATTGTTCCAGTGCCTGCGGATTGGACTTCTCCTGTCTATGCGAATGCTCAATGGCAAGCACCAACGACGATTGATTTTGGATCTGCGCAGTTGCTTGAAGGAACTCAATGGGATTCAAGGAATATTCAGTCGCCTAATCAATATAGTCTGTCCAATCTGATTAACACTTTGAACTATCAAAGTCAGCCATTTGTCCAGAGCAATATGGAAATTCCTCAAGTGCAAATGCAAATGCCTGATATTTTGAGTGTTTTCCAAACTCCGAGTACAGTCGGATTGAACGATAAAATTGGAAGTTTAAACGGTACTCCAATGTCTATTGCAGACATCATTGCTGGGATTCAAAGTGGACAAACTTACAGTGGCTGAATGGGCGCAACGTTTGCTGGATGATGACTTTTTTAAGAAAGTCATGGATGATTTGAAAAATCAGCAGATTAGTGCTATATTGAACACAAATCGAGATGGCATAGATGAACGCGAAAACGCTTATCTTGTTGTCAAAACGCTTGAACTGATTGAAGGCCATCTCAAAGGAT